TTGTTGATGCCACTAGGCGTAGACATGGCTTCACGTCAAGTTCACAATGGTATTTCAATGCGTATTTTTCGCCAATACGACATTAACAACGACCGTTTGCCTTGCCGTATTGACGTTCTGTACGGTTACAGCACAATCCGTCCACAAATGGCCTGCCGTATCTGGGGTTAATAGTAAATGCTCCCGCGCAAGCGGGGGCTTTTTAAACACATTTTTTAAAGGAATTACATCATGGCTCAAGCTCCATTACCAAACGGCGCAGGTGGTTATCAATTAGGCGACGGTAACTTAACTGAAGTTTTAATGACTACGCAAACAGCTCCAGCAGTCAAAGGTGCAGCAGCAACTTTAACCGCTGAAGAATTGACTGGTGGCCTTATTAGCTACACTGGCGCAGCATCTGTAAACGTAACCCTTCCTACTGTTGCAACTGTAGAAGAACTAGTGTCTAGCGCTAAGATTGACAGCGCGTTTGACGTTTCTTTTATTAACTCAAGCGCAACTGGCGTAGCTACAGTTGTAGCTGGTACAGGCTGGACATTGTCTGGTGTTGCTGCTTTGTCAGGGGTCACGTCATCTACATGGCGCGCCCGTAAGACAGGCGACGGTTCTTGGACTTTCTATCGCATCGCTGGTTAATGTAATACCCCGCCCTTCGGGGCGGGTTTTATAAGGAAACTATTATGTCTAACACTAAAGCCACAGGTGTTGCTTTTGCTGATCCGTTGTTTGACGACGTTCAGTTTCAAGCATACACCGTAGCGCAGCTACCTGCTGCGTCTACTGCATTACTTGGCACGCGTTCAGTAGTTACTAATTCCAACGCAGCGTTGACTGCCGGAATCGGTGCTGTTGTTGCTGCTGGCGGTTCAAATGTCGTACCAGTTTTTTGTGATGGCACAAACTGGCGTATTGGGTAATACATAGGGGGCCTTTGGCTCCCTATTTAACTATAAAGAATATGCCGATTATCTATTTAAAACATCCTGTTCATGGCACAAAAGTTGCCAATATGGAAGCCGAAGCAGAAAATGATGAACAAAACGACTGGGTACGATATACTCTCGATACGCCATCAATTTCTGAAGAATTTGAAACAGTAGAAGACTTTACTGAATACGCGGCTCCTGTTAATACGCTGGAAGTAAAAAGACGTCGTAAAACTGCACAGTAAGGAGTAAGGTATGGCTACTACAGCCCGCGATCAAATCATCGGCGCATTGCGCTTAATTGGAATGTTAGCTGAAGCTGAGGTTCCATCGGACGCTACCGCACAAGATGCGTTGACCGCTATGAATCAAATGATTGATTCGTGGAATACCGAGCGTTTAGCCGTCTTTTCAACCCAAGACCAAATTGTTACTTGGCTACCTAATACCTACGTTCATACGTTAGGGCCAACAGGCAACACCATAGGTAACCGCCCTATTTTGGTAGACGATTCGTCTTATTTTCGTGACCCGCAGTCTGGCATTTCGTTTGGTATTAAGCTGATTAATCAGCAACAATATAACGGTATTGCGGTTAAAACGGTGACGTCTACCTACCCACAGGTTATGTGGGTCAATATGGAATACCCTAATATCACCATGACGGTGTACCCAGTTCCAACCAAAGTGTTGGAATTTCATATTGTTTCCGTTAACGAGCTAACTACACCTGCTAATTTATCAACCAATTTAGCGTTCCCGCCTGGTTATTTAAGGGCGTTTAAATACAACTTAGCCTGCGAAATTGCTACTGAGTTTGGTATGGAGCCACCACCTAACGTAGCGCGGGTTGCTATGACGTCTAAACGCAACCTTAAACGGATTAATAACCCAGACGACATTATGGCGTTGCCTTACAGCATCGTTGCTACACGTCAGCGGTTTAATATATTTGCTGGTAACTATTAATGAAAACGCCGATTCTAGGCCAATCATACGTAGCTCGGTCGGTCAATGCGGCAGACAACCGCATGGTCAACTTGTTTCCAGAAATTATTCCTGAAGGGGGCAAAGAAGCCGGGTTTCTTAACCGCGCCCCAGGCTTACGTAAATTAGCCACTATTGGCACTGGCCCTATCCGAGGGATGTGGGCGCATCAAACCAACGGAACCGATGCGTATATAGCGTCTGGCAATCAGCTTTACAAACTGTTTCCTGACTACACGTACCAGTTGCTAGGCACTATCTCAGGCGAAGGCCCTGTGTCTATATCTGATAACGGTTCTCAACTTTTTATTGCGTGTAACCCCGACGCGTTTGTGTACGATGAACCTAAAGGTAAGTTTCAGCAAGTTAACTCACCTAATTTTGCTGGTGCGGTAACTGTAGGCTATATTGACGGGTACTTTGTTTTTAACGAACCTGATTCTAAAATTATTTGGGTTACTGAACTATTAAACGGGTTAGAAATTGACGCGTTAGCGTTCGGCGCTGCTGAAAGCTCACCTGACAACGTCGTTTGTTTAGCCACCAACAACCGTGAAGTTTGGATTTTTGGGTCTGAAACAACCGAAGTTTGGTACAACGCAGCTACTATACCGTTCCCGCTTGCGCCTATTCAAGGCGCGTATAACGAGATTGGTTGCATTGCAGCATTTTCAGTTGCCAAATTAGACAACAGCCTTTTTTGGCTTGGGTCTGACCCCCGCGGTTTTGGCATCGTATACCGCAACCAAGGTTACACGGGCATCCGCGTATCTACCCACGCAATTGAATACGCCATTCAAAGTTACGGCGATGTGTCTGACGCAGTTGCGTACACATACCAGCAAGAAGGCCACGCTTTCTACGTGCTGACGTTTCCTAGAGCCAACGCTACTTGGGTGTACGACGTGTCAACTAAAGCCTGGCATGAACGTGCTGGGCTAGATAACGGCGTATTTACCCGCCATCGTTCTAATTGCCAAATGAACTTTAATAGCCAAACCGTTGTAGGCGATTTTCAGAACGGCAATATTTATGCGCTTGATTTAGATATATACGCTGATGATGGGCAAACGCAAAAATGGTTGAGGTCATGGCGCCCTTTACCACCTAGTCAAAATAACCTTAATCGTACCGCCCAACACACACTTCAGTTAGATGCCGAAGCAGGTGTGGGTATCAATAGCCAAATTGACCCTGGACGCCGAACCGACCTAATAATTGGGCCAGACGAAACATTTACAATTGCACCGTTTGAAACTATCACGTTGTACTTAAACGACATTAATAACAACACGGTTGGCGCTGACCCTGAAGTAATGCTGCGGTGGTCTGATGACGGCGGTCACACTTGGTCAAACGAACATTGGTCTAAGATGGGGCGTATTGGTCAATACGGCACCCGTACGTTCTGGCGTCGCCTTGGCATGACTGTTAAATTGCGCGACCGTATTTATGAAGTGTCGGGTACAGACCCAGTAAAAATAGCCATTGTTGCGGCAGAACTGCATTTAAGCGGCACTAGCGCCTAATGTCAAATATAACTTCGTTACCGTCAGCTAAAGTACCTTTAACTTTTAGCGACAATCAATTAATGACAACGGAGTGGTATCGTTTTTTTAATAACGTCTATGGAATTATTGGTGATGGACAAGGCGTTATTGCAGTTTCTAGCGGCGGTACAGGGCAAAGCTCTTACACCAATGGGCAACTGTTAATTGGTAATACCGTAGGAAATACCCTAACTAAAAATACTTTAACGCCAGGTGAAGGCATTAGTATTCTTAACGGTAATGGCACAATTACTGTAGGTAATTCGGGCGTAACGTCTTTAATTGCTGGCCCAAACATCCTATTATCAAACTCGGTAGGCAGAGTTATCATATCGTCTACGGGCGGCAACAGCGGTAACATTGCGTCTAGCGCAGTGCTTGCTACGCAAAATCAAACCGTATTTACAGTGCCTACATACGATCTTGGCACCAACGGCTTAGAAGTGTACGTCAACGGCAATAAACAGATCGTAAGCGTTAATTACGTTGAAACTAACATCATTACCGTTACTTTTCTTACAGGGCTTAATTTAGGCGATTACGTTGAATTTAGGGTTGTAGGTTCTTTAACTGGCGGTTTAACTGGCGTTACAGGCGTAACTGCTACAACACCGTTGTTCTCAAGCGGTGGTTCTACTCCTAATATTAGCCTTATAGGTAATATCCCTGTAGCTAATCTTAACAGTGGATCAGGGGCTAGCAACGTGTCGTATTGGCGTGGGGACGGCGTTTGGGCTACCCTTCCAGCGTTTGCGTTGACTAGCGGCACTAATGTTTGGAACGGAAGCAATACGTTTACCGGCGGCGTTGCTATTGGATCTTCAGCCCTATTAGGGTCTAATACTATTAATTCCCAGTCGTACAATTTTACGGCAGGGACGTCTATCTATCGTGACCCCTCGTCAGGGTCGATTGTTCTATCTAACACAGGGTCAGGACAATTTGAGTTTACGCCAGCCGGGTTGTTAAACATTAACGGTTACGCAGTCCTTACTACTTTTACAGGCGCTAGAGTTGGGTTTGCTAACACCTTTACCGCTTTAAATACATTTACAGGTGGTTTGGCAATTGGCACAACTCCATCGGCGGGTGCTAATACAATTACATCGCAATCGTACAATTTTAACGCAAGCACTGCTATTTACCGTGACCCTTCGTCAGGATCAATTGTTATATCTAACACGGGGTCAGGGCAGTTTGAGTTCACGCCAGCAGGTTTATTAAACATTAACGGCGCGGCTGTACTTACTACGTCAACAGGCGCTAGAATCGCGTCTGCTAATACTTTTACCGCAGTAAATAACTTTACAGGCGGTTTGGTTATTGGTAGCGGTTCATCCGCAGGCGCAAATACTATCCTATCCCAATCTTATAATTTTACGGCTGGCACCGCCATATACCGCGATCCTAGCACGGGTATTATTGTTATTTCTAACGGAACGGGTCAATTTCAATTTACTACCGCAGGGCAAGCGTACAACACTACAGGTACATGGGGTACGATTTCCGATGCCCGTGTAAAAGAAAACATTACCCCCGCCAACAATTACCTTGATAGGCTTTGCCAACTAGAAGTAGTCAATTACAATTTAATTGATAAATCAAATAAATTGCTAGGTTTTGTAGCGCAACAAGTAGAACAGGTAATACCTGGTCTAGTAGACGCCAACGCTAATGACGAGTTTAATTTAGACGATCTTAAATCTATTAAAACGTCGGTGTTAATACCTATGCTAGTAAAAGCCATACAAGAGCTAAAAGCGCAAGTTGACGAGTTAAAGGCTAAATAATGCAAATAACTATGACCTTTGGCCCTGGCTTTAATAAACCTTTTTTACCTGTCGTACCTTTGCGTGAAAAAGTAGAGCGTTTGCAAGACGTGTTGTTGCAAATGCCACAAGCCGATGTAAAGTTTTTGCATGATTTTGAGCCGGGAAAATACATTCGTACAATGATCGCGCCGCCTTGGTCGGTAATTGTTGGGGCAGAGCATAAAACACCTTACAAAATTAAACTTAAAAAAGGTACAATCGCCGTAAACATTGACGATAAAATTTGTACGTTAACAGCGCCTTGTGAATTTGACGCTCCAGCGGGGGTAAAACGTGTAGGGCGCGTGTTTAATGAAGAAGTAATTTGGGTAGATATTTATGAAAACCCAGATAATTGCACGGATATCGCAACAATTGAAGATCGGCTGTACGTCATACCTGAATGTGGCTTAATGTCTAATCGAATGGTTTTGGAGCATAGCAACGATAAAAATGATACTAAACAATTAGTTAACAGCGTTAAAATGCTATTAAGTAATGGGTTTGGCTTTAGCAATAAGGAGAATTAATATGTCAGGTGGGATAACAGCAGCAGTTATTGGTGGAACAGCGCTTGTAGGCGGCGCCTATATGTCGTCGCAAGCGGCTAAAAGCGCAGCTAACACACAAGCTGGCGCAGCCGATCGTGCTACGCAAGCCCAACGCGAAATAATGGAACGGCAAGTTGAGCTTAACAAACCGTTTTACGATGTTGGGGTCACCGCAGTAAACCGACTATCAGAACAACGCCCATTTGAGCTATCTAAATTTGATTTTAAAGCTGACCCAGGCTATGCGTTTACGTTAGAACAAGGGTTAAAAGGCATGAACGCTACGGCGGCAGCTAGAGGTGGTTTAATTTCTGGCAACGCGTTAGCCGCAGGGCAACGGTATGGTCAAAATTTAGGGTCAACATATTACCAACAAGCGTTTAATAACTATTTAGCACAAAATCAAGCTAACTTAGGCGCTTACACTACTAACAGATCAGGCGATCAATACCTTGCTAATTTAGGTCAATCGTCAGCAAATACAACTGCTAACCAATTAGGCGCTTTTGGTAACGCGCAAGCGTCTAATATTATGGGTGCGGCTAACGCGCAAGCCGCAGGTCAAATTGGTAGCGCTAACGCGTATACAAACGCTATTGGTCAAGGCGTTGGTGCGTATCAAATGAATCAATTAATTAATCGTTCTGCGTATAGTGGCGGTAACACTAGAGTTGGCGGCGCGGCGCCCATAACAGACTACAGCGAATTATATACTGGTTAAGGAATAGCTATGCCAATTGATCCAAACATTCCCCTTCAAGCTAAAGGTGTTCAACTAGAATCACCTGCAAATCAACTAGCAATGTACGGTACCGCCATGAAAATTGGCGAAATGCAACGTGGGGTTGAAACGCAAAACAAGTTGCGCGAACTGTATTCGCAAGGCGTTGATGTCAGCACACCTGAAGGATTTAGACAATTATCAGCGGTTGACCCTGCAAGCGCTATTAAGTTAAGAACGCAAGCGTTAGAAGGTCGTAAGCTTGAAAGTGACATTAAAAAAACAAATGTAGATATTGACCAAAGAACATTTGACTTAGCTAAACAACGCATGAGCGATTTAGCGTTTAACCCGTCAGATAACAATATTAAAGCGCACTTAGAAGACGGCATTTTAAGAAAAGAAATTACGCCGCAACAAGCAAACGCTACGTTGGAAAACGTAATACGTATGACTCCAGAACAACGTAAACAATACTTTACTGAAATGGGCGTTAAAGTAGACGAACGCTACAAAATGAATACTATTAGCGCAGCGCAACAACAGACTGCTGATATAGCTAAGCGTGGTCAAGACATTAGCGCAGCTACAACGCGCCGCGGTCAAGATATACAATACGCGCCTGACGTGGTGGCTAACACCGTTACGGACGCAGCAGGTAATGTCACTCAATTTAACCGCTTTGGTGAAGTTATTGGTAAACCTGGCGCTGTTGGTAAGCCAAGCGCTACGTTTGAAAAGACTGCTGCACTGCAAAAACAAACGGGTAAAGATCTTGATTTAGCAATTAAAGAACTTACTGAAGCCACTAAAGACAAAGGTCTAATTGACCAATCTACAGGTAGCGGCGCAGGTCGCCTTATAGACGTTGCGGCTGGTTTTGCTGGTCAAGCTACGCCAGGCGCTATTGCAATTGCTAAGTTAAAACCAATTGCAGATATGACGCTCAAAATGGTACCTCGCTTTGAAGGCCCACAGTCTGACAAAGACACACAATCCTACAAAGAAGCTGCTGGTCAGTTGGCTGATCCATCACTACCTACTGAGATACGTAAACAAGCAGGTAGAGAAGTATTGCGTTTAATGAAAGCGCGTAAAGGTCAGTTTGTTACCGAAGCAATGGCAAGCGAAGGTATTGGCGCTGGCGCTCCAGCGCTTCCACCTGGCTTTACTCCTGATAAATAAGGGTCAATATGGCACTTCAAACCGCTACTAATCCCCAAACAGGGGAGCGTTTAGCCTTAGTAGGCGATGCTTGGCAACCCATTAAGCAATCTGCTACCAATAAAGAAGGCGTTAAAGCGTATTTAATTGGCGATAGCTGGTTAACTGACACACCTGGTGCTGAAACCCGTGCTAACGTAGGCGCTGAACTTCCGCGTTTTGCCAAAGAAAACCCACGTTTGTACGAAGCCGCTGTTAAAGCACGCCAGTTAGCTGGCCCTACTATTGAAATGCTTGGCGGTGTGGCTGGCGGCGTAGTTGGCGCTGGCGCAGGTACCGTAGCGTCCCCAAGCGTTGTAATTAACCCTGTAACGGGCGCTGTAGCCGGATCAGCC